AGTTGCTTGAACCGAGGGAGAAGTATCAGACTGCTTGATTGTAAAGGCCATCTATCACTACTCCGTTTGGTGTTCCTGTCAAATCAGCACTATTTGGTGTTCCGACCAAAACCGTGTTGTTTTGCTTGTTAGAGATGCTGCTCTGATTAAAGACTTCTTGCAGAATGACGATTGTAGTTGTGTCTGAAGTAATCGAAACCGTTCTTCTTTGGCTTACATACCCGATACCTCTTGGAACCAAACCAGCCAAAACCGTCACACTTGTAGGTGGCTTGATTGTTTTGCCAGCATTGATCTGAGGCGCTATGGGCGAGATATTCAGATTTGCAGCAGGAGGTTGGACAGAAGCCCCTGTAAAGATTTGCGGTTGAAATGCAGCCAAGCTGATGTTTACTGCTGGAACGGTTACAGATTTTCCAGAAGCAACAAATGGTGCAATTACAGCTACACTGAAATCAACGCTCGGGATTTGTAGAGATTTCCCAGCAGCGATAACAGGTGTTTGTCCTGCTATTTGGGTATTAGCAGCAGGAATGTCAACTCTTGCACCAGTAGACACGCTCGGCGCAATAGCAGCAAGAACTGTGTCTTTTTCAGGGACATCAATTCGCTTACCAGAAGCAACATTCGGTGCTTGGGCGGCAACAGCGAAATCAGCGGCTGGAACAGAGACACTCGCACCCGTTTGAACTTGAGGGGCAAGAGGGTTTATTGAAATGTCAGCAGCAGGAACAGCAACAGATTTTCCAGCGGCTATAAACGGAGGTTCTGGCGCTATGGCGATGTCAGCAGCAGGGGCAAAGACACTTTTGCCTGCACTGATATTTGGTGCCACACCCGCAATGGAAATATCTGCGGCGGGAACAGAAATATTTTTGCCAGCATTGACCGCAGGAGCATTCGCAGCAATAGCAATGTCTGCGGCAGGGACAATGACTTGGATTGTTATGGAGACAGCAGGTGCTTCAGCAGCAAGTGCTATATCAACAGCAGGCACAGAGACTGATTTACCAGCACTGATCGCAGGGGCCTGAGCAGCAATCGCAATATCTGCGGCAGGGACAGTTACAGATGCTCCCGTGCGGATAACAGGTGCCTGAGCGGCTAGCGCGATATCAGCAGCAGGAGCATTAATGTTTACAGGAAGGGCTAGTGCCCCATCATCGCCAAGCGGGGCAGAGGCGAGAGGATGGAAGCCAAGCATTTATTACTCCTGCGAGAGTGCTGCGTTCCCCGCTGCAATAGCTGCGTCAATAGGAGCCATATCCTCGGTCGTCCAGAACGTCGCTCGCTTCATGCCTTCGAGATGGCTGACGTTGCGCTGGATTACCGTATCATCTCCCGCATAGCGGCCCGGATTGGCAATGGCGTCATTGATGACCATCACGCTGTCGAGGCAGGCCGAGTAGTGCTTGGCGATCTCTTCGGGGGTGGGGTTGTATGTCATGTGTAACCTCAGTTGACAACGAACCAGTTGACGCGAGTTTCAGCCGTAGCCGCAGCGTTGGCGTGGATGGTGAAAGACCCTGTTCCTGCGACCACCAAGACGGATTTCATGGTAGTGTCGTTGGTCGCGACAGTCGCGATGATGACCGAGTTGGCATCCACAAAGCTGTTGGTCACGACGAGGCTGGTTGCAGCCGCAGCGAAGTTCACAGAGCCAGCCGTCTTGTTGATCGTCTGAGCGCCCGTCGTCCCCGCCGCAGTGATCGTCTTGGGAACGATAAGGCCGTCCGTCGTGTCAAACTGAAGGCCGACGCCGGGGACGCGGAAGTTCGTGATGCTGCTGTTGCCGAGCGTGATCTCGTTGGAAACTGTGGCAGAGGATGCGTCTGCGCCTTGGCCGATGACGATCTGGTTGGCACCTGTGGTTGTGGCATCACCAGCGGTTTCTCCGATGAAGATGTTGTCCGTGCCAGAGGTGATGGCGAAGCCTGCCTGATACCCGATGGCGATGTTGTCACCAGAAGCAGCAGTAGCTACGCCAGAACCCATCGCATCCTGACCAATGGCGATGTTACGGCCACCCGTGGTGGCTGCATCAAGAGCGCCGCGACCCATGGCGACGTTGTTGGAACCCGTGGTAAGGTCAAATCCAGCTTGATACCCACTAAGGACGTTCCCCGTCGCCGACGTAATATCTTGCCCTGCTTGTATACCAATGACTACGTTGTATCCGGCGGCGTCAGTCGCCACTCCTACGCCCATAGCGTCATTACCAATGGCGATATTTCTACCCCCAGTAGAAGCGGCATCAAGCGCACCAGCGCCGATGGCAATGCTTTGCGTCGAGGTGGTTATCGCTGCACCTGCTGTGGTCCCTATGAAGATGTTGTTTGTTCCAGATGTGACTGCATCTCCTGCCCCGTAACCAACGGCGATATTTTGTCCAAGGGCCGCGGTTGCTACACCTGTCCCCATAGCAGTGCCGCCGATTGCAATGTTTCTACCGCCCGTTGTTGCGGCTCCCAAAGCAGACGGACCGATGGCGACGTTTTGAGAGCCCGTGGTCAAAGCGTCGCCTGCGGAATTACCAAGAACAGCGTTGCCAGATGCTGTGGTCACAGAAAGCCCGGTATTTGCCCCAACTAATGCATTGCCAGTCCCTGACGTAAGTGCGTTACCGGATTGATAGCCAATGGCGATGTTGTCGGCTGTAGCGGCTGTGGCTACGCCAGAACCTATCGCATCAAGGCCGATGGCGATGTTGCGACTGCCCGTAGTGGCGGCATCCAATGCCCCGCTTCCGATGGCGACGTTGTTCGAACCCGTGGTCAAGGCTGTCCCGGCCTGATAGCCAACCGCCGTATTGTCGGTCCCGCTCGTGTTCGCTTTGCCAGCCTGATAGCCGATGAACGTGTTGTCCGTTCCGGTGGTGTTCAGGCCAGCCTCAAAGCCCAGCAGAGTTCTGAACGGGGTCAACGAGTTTGTCTGCCCGTCAACGATGTCAGCAGCGGCAGCCGTGACGTAGACCACAGCATTGCCAGAAAGCGTGATCGCGGCATCAGCGTTGGAACTCTCGTTCACCGTGCGCGAAAGCGTCGTGCCACTGGCCGTATAGGTTCCCGTGCCGATCTCCCAGTTGACGCCATCCTCGATGACGTAACGGACGACATCGCCGTTGACGATGCCAGCATCGGCGAAGGATTGATAACCAGAAGAAGCAGAACCGAGAGTGATCGTCCCGGTTCCGGTTGTGGCGGTGGTCATCTTCGCGCGGTTTACCAGCTTAGTCATTTAGGTTTCCCCGCGTTATGAAGATCAAGCAACGGTAAAGGTGAAGATGCCGCTAGCGTTCCAGACGATCTTGAAGTCAGTTCCATCGCCAGCCGACTGCGAACCATCAAAGTCAATGAAGGCAAGCGGAGGATCGTTAACGTCGGTGTCATTGTAAATGACTGCATAGGAAGCAGTGATCGAGCCACCCGAAGCAGTCCAAGTCACATCGTCCGCATCGAACTTGGCGTCATTGGTCGTGACAGTCGTAACAGCGACGTTAGCCAGCGTAGCGCCACCAGCGGTGTAACCCGTGCCAGTCGTGGCCTCGGTTCCAGTGATACCAGCCAGCGTCGTGTCAGCCGCGCTGAAGGTAGCCGAAGCGTAGAGTTTGACCTTGTAGGTGTCGCCAGAAGCATTCGAGCCTTCGGCAAAACGCTTGGAAGTGTGGTTATAGAGGGAAATGGTAACAGCCATAGTGAAGGTTCCTTTTAGATGAAGTAGCCATAGATGCCCGTAGCGGTAGTGCCCGTGGCCTTAACCCGCTTGACGATGCAGTCCAGCTTGAAATTGTTGGGAACCGTCACAGTGCGCTCAACGCCATCCGCATTGAGATAAACAACGTCCCCTGCCCCTGTAACATACAGTCCGATACAGGTTCCTGTCAGATCAGTCGAATTGTTAGGAGTGATCGCAGAGAAGTCACGGGCTACATTACCCGCAGAAAGGTCGATATAGTTTGCAGGCATGTCAGCACCTCATATCAGGGCCAAGTTGAAATGGCTGCACGTTTCCAAGTATTCGTTGCCGTGCAGATGTAAATGTAGTTGTTGTCGAAGGCAATCTCACCCTTTATGCCATCCGAGTTGGCTGCTGTAGGGGTCGTATTGAAGATGTCTTCGAAAGACGTTCTCACGAAGATGTTGCCATTGTTCTTGCTGTCTACAGCAGCGGCTACAACAACAATGTTATTTGGCGGTGACGGACGGGTGGTCGTAAGTTGACCAGCGGAAGTAGGACTAGCATAAAGGACATCGCCAGCAGTATACCCAGAGGTATTTACTCCGCGCACCTTGCCGAAGGAGGTGACATATCCATCCGTCCCAGCAGGGATGTCTTCAGCGGCAACGCCCATGACGTAGTGGCTATCATAGGTATTGTCTGCCAAGAAAGGGGCAATTTTCAGACGACCAGAGGCTCCAAGAGAGCCATCAAACCTTACGACGGTCCCTTTGTTGATCTGAGAAACTGTGGCGTTACGGACATAATACAGTTGCTCAAGACCAACCTTAAGGTTTGTATCGCCACCATTCAGACCTAGATCAATCGTGCCATCCTCTGCCGACCAAGCAATCTCTCCTTCAAGGAGCGTGTCGGTCTGCTCCTTATCGAAAGCAATCTTACGAGTTGCGAGGAGGATTGGGTAGTGCAGGATTTTCCGCCACAGGTGTATCATTTGCAACTCGCTCTTCGTATGCTTCCCTGTCAAACGGGATTTCAGCGATAGCCATCAGTTCTTCGACAACTTCGGGGTGTTGCGATACAGAAATGTCAGCATTATTAAGATTACGCAGGAAGGCAGCGATTTCCCTCAGATCATGCGGGGCAACATCACCAGCAACCAGTTTGGGCATCGTCTCGAAAGGAAGGCCATTCAACTGCCACAGACGCTCGATCAGTTGCTTGTTGAGCACAGTGACGATGGTGTTGATGTAGCTTTCCATACTACGAAGAAAAAGATCAGTCTTCGATTTGGACAGAGCGTAGGAGCCAGTGTTGCCACCACCCAACATCAGGAACTCGGCCATGACAGACCTAGCGATGTCGTGCTGGTAACGCTTTACAACCGGATCGATGTCAATAGACCGATTGCCATTGGCAGATATGAGTTCAATGTCCACAAGACGCTGATTTGTTGGCTTTCCATCCACATCAACGTAGAGGTCGGAGGGGAGAAGGGCATATCCTTGTTCATTGTTTTTCAAATCCCGAAGGATCGCTTCAAACTGCGATTTGAGGTTGCTTTGGTCTGCACTTGCATCAGGAGACAGATACTCGGCAGGCATACGACCGATAGGAACACCATGAAGTTCGCGCTCGATGGCGATGGCTTCGTAGGATTGAATCTTGTTCAGATAGGTGTAGGCTACAAAAGCATTTCGAAGGATCGACCGACCAGAAGGATCATTGTTGAAACTGGTGGTCCTGTAGTAGAGGCTCTTCTCGATGGGGATCATGGCGGGACGCTTGTTCCAACCCATCTCCTGCTGCATACCGAGAACTTCACCAGTCTTCTGGTCTACTACAAACTCTTCAACGGTCCAAGGCGCTCGAATAGCAATCTTCCTGACACCGATACGGCCATCATCGAATTTGCTGTTTTTCTTCCCAGAACGCGCATCACCCTGTCTGCGT